ATCCATTCTGAAACGATATCGCCTACTGGTCCTACTACATCTAATGTTAAGTCTTTCTTATAGAAATCACTATAACCATCTCTACCAGTTACTGATTCGTGATGTAAACGTACCCATTCCATTACCGCCTGAGCTCCTGAAGGAGTGATTGGATCAAATAATGTCATTTGAATAGTACCCCATTTACTTTTACCTTTTACAAAGCGTTGAACGTTAATGTGGTTTAATACTACTGTATCTTGTGTTAACGTTACCGCATTTACTCCTTTAATAATATACGCTGGAATACCATCCATGTATAAAATGAAACGGTTCTGTTGTTTCGGTTCGAACGCTGTGAAAAATATTTCGTTTGGATCTAATACTGCCATGTTTATTTTTTGTTATTTATTCTTTATTATAAATATTATTTAATTTAATCCTTACGCTGGGAATGTTGCTCCTGTAGGTAAGATGTTGAAATCTAAGTAAATAAATTCAGCTGTTCTTGTAGGTTGGATATAAATTTGTCCGATTAACTCATTTCTATCAATTACGTCTGCTGTATTATTTGTTTCATTCATAATTACTCTAAACGCGTATAAACCTTGTTTTTGTTGAACTGATTCTAAGTATGGATTTACTTGTGATAAGAATACATTTCTTGTTGCTGTTGAATTTTGTTCAAATACTAATGTATTAGCAATTTGTGAAATATAGTTCTTAAGAGCAATTAACAATCTTCTAACATTTACTCTATCTAAAGCTGATGCTTGAGTTTGTAATGTTTTCTGACCATATACTACTGTACCTGTTCCAGGGAATGTAGCAATAGGATTTACTTTGTTTGTATATAAAGTATCTCTACTTGATTGTGGTAATTTTTGTTCTGCTCTAATTACTTGTAATCCACCTCTATTAATACCAGCTGGTGCAAACCAAGGCTCAGCTACTGTATCATTAAATGCAAACACACCTGCCATTACTGTTGATGCTGGAACCCAAACATTTTTTCCTGTTGCAGGATCAATCATTTGAACCCAAGGCCAGTATGAAGCAGCGTATGAAGTATTTCTTGAATTAGCTTGTGTTGTTACTGTTGAAACACTAGTGTTATAAGGTACTAAATCTAATACAAATAAACTATCTCCTCTTGTTTGAGTATTATTAATCATTGATGTACATTGTGATGTATATCCTGAATTATATAATCCTGGAGCAAATAAGATATTAAATTTATATTCATCTTGATTTGATAATAAACTGATCATATTGTTATAATCAGCGCCTACTAAACCTTGTGTGTTTGAAGCATCAATAGTTTCGTAAAAATTAGCTCCCGCTGCTACTGTACCAATACCACCTGTAAATGAACCACTAGCGTTAACTGGGATAGATGATGTATATTGAGCTTTAGCTACTCCTGTATTATCAAAATAATATGGAGTTGGAGTATTTACTGCTGAAACTCTTACATAACGTGAAGCGTTAAAATAAGAACCAGATACTTCAATTTGATTATTAGTTACATTATAGTTTTGATCTTGATCTCCTAATACTTTTGAAATAAAGTTAGCAGCAAATGGATCTAATGACAATCCAGTCCAAGTTTCTAATACAATTGGATTGTTTGTGTTATCATTACCTTGACGAATCAATAAACTAAATGTTCCTGATGCTGTATCTGCATTTGAAATTTGATATCTAATGTTATCTGCTGAACCTGAAGCTAATGAACCACTTACATCTATTGATGAAGAACTGTTCATAATAATACCTTCAGATAATGTTTTTAAAACAAATGCTGGAGTGGTTGAATTTACAATATCAGTAGCAGCTAATGTAGCAACTACGTTACCAACTGTTCCAATTGAACCTGATAAGAATGTAAATGTATCACCAATATTATATCCTGTACCTGCTGTAGTAGCTGTAATACTAGTTACTAATGAGCCACTAGTTTTAACAATACTAAATACTGCTCCTGCTCCTGTTGTACCTGAGTAAATGTAACTACCTGTAGCTAAACTACCTGTTGTACCTGAAACTGATGCTGTTGAGTTAGTAGAAATGTTACTTAAAGCAGAACCTGTGTTTAATACTCCGCTTTCTACATTATTTAAAATCGCTGTACTAGTTGCTGGTGTCCAAGTGTTACTTGCACTTACTACTCTAGCTACTAATAATGATGTACCACCATTGTTAAAGTAGTTATAAGCAGCAATTGAAGTGAAGAATGATACATTATCACTACCACTTTGGAATCCTGCACCAAATTTATTTACGTAATCGCTGTATGAGGTAACAACAGTTGGAATTTCAACGGGACCTAAAACTGTAGGACCTATGATTGCTGCACCTACGTTAACTGGTTGTTGTCTGATAAACGATGAATCGTTTTCTCTTGCTAATACACCAGGGGAAATTAATGTTTCTGCCATGTTATTTGTTAATAAGTTTAATGTTTATTATAAATATATTAAAAGGGTTTAAAATCATTCGTTTCCGATGAATTCTCCACTATCTATATTAATAGTTCCTACACCGTATTTTGATTGAAGTTCTTGACTTAATTTTAATTCTGTTATTTTAATTTCTTTAAGTTCTTCAGTTATTTCTTGTTTTTGTAATTTTAAATCTTGGATTGACATTTCAATTAATCCGTATTTATCAATTAATTCAGCTCTTAATTTTTGAATTTCTTTTACTGATAAAACTTCAGATTCTGTTAATTTTTCTATTTTCATGACTTTTATATTATTTTAATTATGATGGGTTAGCGTTACTTAATGTTGTACTTATTGAGTATATTATACCTTGTACTTCTGTATTAAACCAAATAGTGGCGGTGCCCGGGGTGTTTGGATTAGTTAATCGTATAGCAAATTTACCACTTGAATCTGTTACAGCATGATTAATTGAACCTGAGTTTGCTATAGGTACAATATTACTACCTGAAACTACTAAATAAGTAACAGTTCCTGATGCTTGTTGGGCGGATCCAGTTTCTACAGTACTAGTCCACCAATGTATTAATTGTTGTGGTTGTGTTAATGGTGAACTATCTGGGTTTGAAAATGTAGCTGTAATTGCTCTTTGAGCTGTTGTTGAACCACTTACTGCTAAACTACAACTTACAAGTGCTGATAAACCTGATATACCTGAAAGACCTGAGATGCCTGATAAACCTGATATTCCTGATAAACCTGAAATACCTGATATACCTGAGATGCCACTTAAGCCTGATAAACCTGAGATGCCTGAGCGACCTGAAAGACCAGAGACACCTGAATTACCTGAAATACCACTTATACCAGATACAGTTGGAGTAGCAGCAAATGATGCTGTTAAAGCATATGAAGCTGAAACTGCGTTAGAAGAAGTAGCATTCAATGTACCATTCATATTTAATGAACCTGTGACAGTTAATGAACCACTTATTGTTATATCATAAGCTACTGTACCTGTTAAGGCATCAATAGATTGAGTTATTTGAGCTGCTTGTACAGTTGCGCCAGTTGCTATACTCGCACTAGATAAAGTTAATGCCATTTAATAGTTTTATTATAAATATGGAAAGATAAGAGAAAAACCGCTACTGCTAGCGGTTTATAAATATCATATTATAAATGAATAATATATTAATCTATTTGAATTAATTTATAAAATATAATATAATTGTCTGATGTTTTAACATCATTAAATTCTTCTAATTTAAATTCATGATATTCAATTTCTTTTACTTCTTGTAATAAACCATTAAATTCTTCTTGAAATTGTACATATAATGGATTAAAATTTGTTTTAGTCTCATCAGTCCATACAGCAATTTCAAAATTATCATTTTTATCTTTAGTACCATATTTTGCAATTAAATCTTCTTTTAATTGATTAATAATAGATTTTTCAGATGATGTTTTTTTAGCTAAGTTAGTTAACCAATATTTAGTAGGTAAACTTAAATTTTCACTTAATAATCCTAGTGATAAAATTTCACCTGTTTCTTGATTTACAAAACCGTTAAGTTCTGAGTCAAGTTTATAGATTTCTTGTAATGATAACTGAATATGAGCCATTATTGATTAGCTTTAACTTGTTTTGGTTTTTTAGTTGATTTTGTTTTATTACTATAATAATATTTTTTCTTTTTAGCTGGTTTTTCAGCTTCATTAAATGGTTTTTCTACTGCTACTGGAGCATCTTCAAAATGAGGATAGTCTTCAACAGGAAATAAAGAATTTGGTTTTGAGTTTGTAGATGTGTTTTCTTTTCCTACAAATGCAGATACAATAATAATTGCTACTAATAATATAGTTACAATAAAAATTAAAAGTGATGACATAATTTTTTAATGGGTTTTATGGGTTAAGTTTATATATATAAATATACAAAGATATTTTAAAGAGCCAAATTAAAATTTATTTTTTCTTAATTCTATTAACTCTTCTAATTTATATTCATTTTCTTCTACAGGCCAATCATATAGTGTACTATCTATACCTTTATGTAACACACCACCAGGAACGCATAATATAAAATTTTGTTTTCCTTGTGCTCCTGGTGATTTAGGATTCCAATATGTTAATTCCCAATCTAAACCAGCATTCCATGATGAATTAACTTGTGGATTATTATGTTGACTATCTAAATGAATAGGCATCATATTTTTAATATCTTTAGCTCGCATAACCATATGTCCTGCTCTACATGATCCTTTAATACATAAATTTCCAAATTGAGTTTCTACCCATCCTAATTCACCATGTTCTTTACTCATATAGCCTGTAGTAACATATCTATCGGGATACATGTTTAAAATATCACAATATGTACTTATAGGTTCTTCAAATATATTATCTTGATCAGTAAATTGAATAAAATCATAATCATTAATATTCATATTATCAAACATTTGAAGCATAGCTCCTCGTTGACCCATATTAAATTCTGAACTATATACTGTAAAATTATTATTTATATTTTCATTAATAACTTTTAATATTTCTTCTTTATTCTCTGGATTTGAGTTATCAACAATATAAATGTCATTTATAATACCTGGTTCTTGGATATCTTTTAATGAATTAATAATATTTTTAATATGGTGAGATCTATTAAATGATGTTAATAAAGTAAGTACTTTAGTTGGTTTAAGTAATTTAGGTAAAATATTAATTTCAAAATCATTAGCTATTTTTTCCCAAGAATAATTTTCTCTAACATAGTCTGAATTTTCTTTTAGTACTCCACTTTTAACAATTGAATCATAATTATCATAAATATGTTTCATATGTTTTATTAAATCTTTAACATTTGGCTCACCCCATTCTCCTTTAAACCATGGATGATTTTCAACTGGGACTGATTTAGATGAAACTTTATAATATCTTCCTTCAATTAATTCTGTTGCTCCTGGTTCTGGCGTAGCTATTGTTGGTAATCCGCAAGCTATAGCTTCTAATAAAGTCATTCCAAATGAATCACCTCTAGATGGATAAACATAAGCATGACAACTTCTATACAAGTCCATCACTTTATCATGTCCATCATTACTAATATGCCAAAATATATTTTTATGATCTTTTATAATATTTTTTACTTCTTGACTATTGTAAAATAACATAGAGTCATTTGACTTAATGTGTAATTCTACATTATTATTATTTTTAAATAAATCAATAAAAGCTTCTAAAGTATGAAATATACCTTTTCTGTCTGAACATTCTCCCACATATAAGAACTTAAATTTATCCTCTTTAATTCTAGGAGTGTAAGTAAATACTTCAGGATTAATACCATGAGGTACTACAAATATAGGTTTAGTAACACCCATATTTTGTATTCTTGTTTTTGATATATTAGATGGTGTTAATAAAAAATCAGCTTTATTTCCATTAACTACAAAATTACCAGCTTCATCTGTTGTGTCAACACCAGTATAAACTACTTTAGTTTTAAATTCATTTAAATGACCTATTGAATCAGGATAAGCAAACATAATACCTAAATCAGTATTTAGTGGCTTTTTTAACAAACTATGAACTAATGAATTTTTTGTTTCTGTTACTCCAATAATAGGTTTACAAGCTAAATTTATGTTATTATCTAATTGTTCTAATAAACGTTGAGATAAAATTCCCATTGACGCGTAATCATCATATTTAGCTAACCAAGTTAATTTAGGTTTATTATCAGTAATAATATTTGCTTTTTTATTATTTGTTAATGAGTTAATTAAAGTATCAATATTCATACTTGGTGTACATTCATATACATGAGCTACTTTAATTATTTCTTCATCAAATCTAATTTTTTCAAATTCTTCTCCTGAATGGTTAACTATAATAATTACTTCATCTAGTGTTAGGTAATTTTTAATATCTTTATAAGGTAAATCTTTTAATACTTTTACTTGAGTAGAATTCATTAAATTTTTACATTTATTTAAATTATACTTTACTATACCTGATGTTTTATCTGGTTCTAATAATTTAAATGATTCACCTTGTTTATGATTTATAGGGAATGTAACTCCAGGATTCCATTTATTACCATCCATATAGCAAACATATCCTAAATTATATCCATTATTTTGTACTCTGTAAGATATTTCAACATCATCTGAGTAACCTAACCCAAATCCTTCATCTAATAATCCTATTTTATTTATTACTGATTTTCTAATTACTGAGCAACAACCTAAAATAAAATCATCTACTTTAACTGGACCTATAAGACCATTACTTTTATCTTTAAGTAAAGGTAATAATAATTCTTCCCAATTTGAATGTAAATTAGCATCACTATTTAAACACATTATGTTTTCATTTTTAGCTAATTTAAAAGCTTCATTTACTGCTTTTACAAAACCTAATGCTTCTTTTTTAATATATAATTCAATTATAGGATTAGTAGCAGCAAATGCTTCTAATTTTTTATTTCCTTCTTCTTCAGTTCCGTTAGAATAAAGAATTACTTGGTTAATTATAGTTGATGTACCTAAAGTAATATTAACATTATTAATAGTATCATCTACATTATTGTAAATAGGTACTACTAAAGTTAAATCCGGTTTATCTTCTTTTTTTTTTGAATAATCAATATAACCTATACCAGCAAATCCACCTTTATCATATGTGAATTCATAAAAGAAAGGTAATGATTTTTTATCTAAAAATTGAGTATAAATAAATTCTACAAATCCGTATTTTTCTTTTAATTCTTCCCAGAATGTAGAAACAAAACAATTTGCTTCTCTATGGAAGTAACTATTGATAATATCATGAAATCCTACTAATGCAGTAGGTGCTAAGAATTTTTTATATAATTCAAAATCACCTTTAACTCCTTCATAAGTATGATCACCATCAATAAATAAAAAATCTATTTTTTGACCATTTAATAATTCTTCTACTCTATCAATTAAATAAGAATCTTTTGAATTACCATTAACAG